GCGGTGTAGGCGTTGGTCGCGCGGTTCAACCCCTGCTCGTAGAGATTGGCCGATCGGTTGTACTCATCGCCATACAACTGATTCATGGTGTTGCCGAGCTGTTGCGCAAAGGCGCCTTCGTCGCGCTGGCGTTGCGCGTCCCATCCCGAAGAACCGTAGCCACCCATACGCGCGGCCTGTGCGTCACGAGTCGCACGGGTGCCGGTTTCGTAGGCGTTAGCCATGTTGCTTGCGACGTTCTGTGCCGTCGCTTGCAGATAGGGGTTATCGCCGACGTAGGGGTTCGCTTGATTGGCGTAGGGGTTCTGCCCGCCATTCATCAGGGTGTTGTAGGCAAAGCCCTGCCCTGCGTACTGCAATGGGTTGCCAGCCAGCGCCAGGCCCATCTGCATGTCAGTCGCGGTCTGCTGCGCCTGATTCCACGGTGAAATCGTCCCGTAGGGGCTTTGCGTGTCCTCAGCGGTCAGGTTGCCGATTGCGTCGTAACCTTGCTGCCAAATCTGCTGTTGATACGGCTCTGCCCATGCGGGGATATTCGTCGTTACCGACGTGGTGCTAGAAGGTGGGCTGCCTGCCATTTACGCCACCTGCGAAAACGGTGAATTGCCGCCGTTCAGGTACTCGTACTGATTCGGCTGCTTTTGGTATTGGTCGTAGTTGATCGGCGGTAGGCGAACCATCCCTTGCGCGCGCGTTGGAACCATGTCCTGATTCATGTCCTGACTTGCAGGAGAGAACTGCGGCTGTTGGCTTTGTGGCTGTTGGTACTGAGGTTGCCATCCGCTCTGGAAGCCGTTGAACTGCGGCCATCCGCCAAATCCATTGGAGAAGTTGTTGTTCCAGCCGAAGCCCTGCGGCTGACCGTAGCCCTGCTGGTTGAACGACTGCGGCATGTAGCCACCGTTGCCATAACCACCAAAACCACCGCCGAATCCACCACCGCCGAAGCGTTGACCGCCACCCCATTGATTCATCGGTTGGGATTGGTAGCCGCTAGATTGACCGCCCATAGGTGACCTTTCGTGTAAAGACATGCGTGTGTTCCCATTCCTCGGGAACGTCAGTGACCAGGTGAATCCACTTGTCGCGCGTGGTGTGAAAGCGCACGCGGTCGCATCCGTTGTGAATGGCGACCTCGTTCAGTTGCTCTGTGGCGAACTTGGCCCACTTCGATAGGTGAGCGCCGAACATCAGCCAGACGTAGAGAACCCGTCTCTCGTCTTCCTGAAGGGTTTGCACGATCAAATCGGCAAGTAAGGTGTCATCGACGACGGCGAACCATGACGCCGTGCCGCGAATCAATCGCTCGCTGACTTGTTCAAAGGTTTGCCGCAAATGCGGCGCAGAGTGCTTGTTAACTCTGTCGATGCCGTCCCTCAGTCGCTGCCAGTCTTTAAGCTCTGGAACGACGTGAACGAGTTTCAAGCCGAGACAATGACTCTTGTTGAATCAGTAGCCGGAGCTACCGCAAAAACCACTTGCAAGTCATTAGCGTTAATGACTTTGGTCGTGGTTGGCACAATCTCAGCGCCGGTCGCTATGTTGTAGGCGTACACCGAGCAAATGTCGGTCGTGTTCAGGTTGTGGGTTAGGTCGAAAGAATCCGACACGCCATCGCCTACGGTTTCGGCGTATTTGCCGACCTTCTTTTCGTGCTGGTTGTCGTTGTCGCGGAACAGTTCATCAAGGCGACGAAGAAGACGCGCCCAATCGCCGTCATAGGGCTTATTGCGGTCTTCAATCGGGCGCGGTAGGCGTGGGTCTATTGCCATGTGCCCGCCTTGGCGCCTGCCTGAGCCTTGCCAGAAGGCGCGTAATCAATCGCCAGTCCAGCAAGCGAAACAAGCTGATTCGGGGTCAGTTCAAGCGAAAACGCGAAGACGGCAGCAGACGTGCTTCGATTGCCGTTTTGCGATATGTCAAACGATTGCGTTGTGCTGTTCCATGTCGCAACAATCGGCGATTTCGCTGTGGTCTCTGGTTTTGACGCTGCGTCACCACTTCGCGGAGACGACATGATCTTGAGCGATGGAGTCCCCGTGTACACTGTCGCCGTATTGGCTGAGGCAGCCGGGAAATACACCTCTGCCATGTTGCGGACAAACTCTTCTGGCACGTACTCTGTAAATCGAAGGGTGCAGTTTTTGATGTTGTTGATCTGTTTACCATCACCGCGATAGAACTCAGCCCGCCCTTGATACGTAGTCCCCGGAGCAACCGCATCGAAACGAAACACATTCGCCCCAGATGAGCGTGTTGTTGGGCGCACACATAAGAACGCAGACTGGTTCGCGTTGTTGGCAAAACACACGAATGCGTCGTTGTTAATCAACTGTTTGGAGTACCCAAAACGCCCGGTCGGCACGTTCAAATACAACTGCCTTGAATAAACGGCAGACGGAACGGAAGAAATCAGCGCCGCATTCCAGACGATTGATTCGCCGTCTGTAGCCGCCGTTATGCCGGTGAAGTTTGTAGCGATGAAACCATTGAAAAAACCGCTGTCGTAGCTCGATTGCGAGTCGATGAGCACGCCTTTCAACGCGGCAGAAACGACGGTGATTTGTGTTCCGTCAAACGCGACAATTTCGCCGCCGCGTGTCGGACTCAACCAGTAAAGAATGTTGTTTAGCTCGATGACAGAATCAGGCCACTCGCAACCGAAGTAGCTGGATACCTTGCGAACCGGGAAGATGTTGCTGCCGTTGTCCTCAACGACGTAGACGCCGGATTTCTTGAACAACACCACGAAATCACGCAGCACCACGCAAGCCGTCAGCGGGCCGTCGCCGTCCTTAATGTCCTGCGTATAGGCGGTCGAATCAACCGATACATCGAACTGTTCCGGGTTGCCTACGCCGCTGATCCAGAACCGATAGTTGCTCGCCGCGTATGGCACACCGCCAGACGTAAACGAAGCGACGTTGTTGATTCCGAACAGCCGTTCGCCCCATCCGCAAATCCTTGTGAGCTTAGGCGTGCTTGCTACGTTCGCAAATGCACCGCTGTTGCTCTTTTGCAGCAGATCGGCGCCGTTGCAGGCGTAGACGTATTCGCGGTACTGAGCGAACGAGAATTGGTAAGCAGTTGGCGCACTGGCGTTTGAATAATCAGTTAGCGTGGCGCCACCGAGACCGCCTGAAAAGTTGTAAATCTTGTTTGACAGCGTGAACAGCACATTCTGCGCGCCGCCACTGTCGAAGTATGGGAAAAATCGCGGGTAGTAGTTGGTGTCTGCTGCGACCGTTGCGCTTACCGTGCCGAGCGTTGAAAACAGCGTAGGCTCTAGCCCATTAGTGAAGCCGGTGCGAGTTGGGAACAGATGATTGACATAGGTGAACGTCTCCGGCGTACATGGATCGCCGGTGTTCTGCCATGTCAGCACTAGAACTGCCTTTCGTAAGCGTAAGAACGCAACGAAGAATCAACCGATTTGATAGGTGGAGCAGAAAAGCGATATTGAGAGGTCAAGCTGATAAGTCCGTCCATCGCTTCATCAAACAGCGCCTTTGCTCCTTGTGCTGCCTGGTAGTCACGAAGCAATCCGCACGCCTCAAGGCAAGCGCCGTACAAGTAAGCGTTTGGCGCGTTTTCCAGCAGCCAATTGCTTGTGTTGGACACTGACAGCGCCGGGAACTTGGCGACATAGACCAGCGTCGCGGTGTAGTTGCCGTCAGGGATTGGACGAAAGTAAAACTTTGGGGAAGTCCCGCCAGCGACCGCAAAGAAGCGCGGCACGTCCGGGGTGTCAGAAACCAATTGCAATTGCGGCAATGATTGCTGATCTAGCGGATGCGTCTGATCGAGGCGAAATGCAATCGCCTTGATGAAATCGCTGGGGACTGTTGCCGTTTCGGTGGAGGCGGTAATCGTTACGGTTGTGGATTTCTCCATTCCGATGATCCCGCCCCGCTTTGCGGCTTGCTGGTAAATACGAGCCTCCGCAAGCGCAATACATTCCGCATCACGATCTGTCAGATCAGCACGGCCAAGCCAGTTGGCTACGGCTGTCTTTAGTTCAGAGTAGGTTGTGATTGCCACCGAAACCCCTTACTAGCCGAGCAGTCGGCAGGCAAGGTCTGGATAGATCGCCTTGGCACCGTACAGGATGTCAATACGAATCTGATCCTTGTCGTTCGTGAAGTCGTAATCCTTCAGCACGCGCACCGAAATGCCATTGCTTTGCTCACGAGCTTTGAACGCGACACCATCCGGCAATTCGAGCGGGACGGTAACGAGGCCAAACGCATTCTTGTGGAACGCCAGGTTGGCGGTGTGGTTTGCAACCACAGTGATCGCGGCATTGTCAGCCGGTACTGCGCTGATGTTCTGATACGGACCAGACGAAATCAGAGCAGGCGACACGGTGATGGTTGCCGGGCCGGTCGAAGCGCCGGAGTTTGCATCACTGACGACAGTAAACTGCATCAGGTCAGACGTTGCCAGCTTGCTTACCGGATTGACCGAGTACACACCAGCAATCGTGAACACGTCGCCAGCTTTGACAATACCCGTGGTCGAGTTCGTCCAGCCGTCCGTAATCAGATCGTAAGTGTTGGCGGTCAGTTGCGCCGAAGTCGGCGTGGTGTAGCTTTGCGATGCGCCATTAATCAGCGGTGTACCAGTCGCCACGCCCTTGGTGTGGGTCGTGATGTTCTGATCCATGAAGATGTCAAACGCGGCGATGGAGCCTAGATAGCCCTTGCCGATG